CCCCTTTCTTGGCCGTTGGCCGTTTAAAGAATGCGAATTTGCTGTCATCCCGGGATGGGGTAAATGTAGCCGTGATGGCTATAGGATCGCCCTTATCGATGCTTTCAACCGAACAGGGAACACTGCCCCAACATTTGCGACCATCAACAAGCTGGATGAGGCATTTCGTAGACCATCCCCAATCGCTTTCCACATCCTTCAGAGATAGCACCGTACCCTCGATCGGGAAGCGACCGCTCTCCCAATCGGGAGCATTGGCTCGCATGGCCTCATCTGCCTCCTTGCGGGCTTTCAGCGTCGCCTGCTTCTCGGGATGTTCCCGCACGATGCGGTGGACGAAAGCAATTTGCTTCCGGCTCAAGCTGAAGTATTTGGACAGCTTGCGGAGCATATCCTCCGCGATGGAACGCTCCCATTCACCAAGGGCTTCATCGTCCCGAGCAGCCTCAAGAAAACGGATGACGACCGACCAACGCCAGGAACGATTCATGGCCTTGCGAAGCCCGGCGATGTAAATACGGTTTGCCTTGTGTGCCGCTTGTATCTCGCCAGCACTCTCAAAGTCCAAACGACCCGCACAGGTGCGGCCAATTATTATATGTTCTCCACTATCGTGCTGATATACAGCACCACTCAACAGGGCAGCACCACAATGGGTGCAATGGTTGAGGCTGTAGCCATTCACCTTCACCTCATCCGCCACCTCTCCTGGTAAGGGATCAATGGCATCCCCGTCAAAAACGGACACACTGCGATTGTCGAAAGACTCGACAAACCGATATGCCCGAGGATCAAAACCGCCGCTAAGGCGGTGCTTCGTTATATTCTTGTTAGTCATCACCACCACACTAAGCACACTCCCCTACGTGTCAAACTTTTCTCAGGACATTTGTATTCTTACAGTAAAGCAGCTCCCCCAGGTTAAGCACACTCCCCTAATGGCCCCCGGCACACCCGCCCGATTTTTTGAGCAAAAAACGACCTCAGAATCGGACTAAGGGAAAACCCTGATTTACCGTAAAGCAAGAAAAAGATCGACAAATGGGAATATCAGAATGTCTAATGACCCCATAAGCATTTCTTATCCTTTCAGAAACGATCGTTATTTTCTCGCGTATCAGCCGGTCGGCGCCATGATTTTAGACGATGACTAATACAACACAAGCCGCCCCGGCGGCATACGCAACAAGCGCCTTGCGACTTCGCAACGCTTCCAATCCCCGGTACAAGCTCGACTTGGACCGCCCGGTAAAGATTTACCGGAACCTATCCAGCAAATGCTTTTCTGTTATGCAGGACGGCATCGTAAAAGCTCACGTTGACGCCGTCGTTTTACAAGACGTCATTTGGAGAGTGAGCCAAGCGGGCCGCCTCCGGGTAATACGGGAGCAACAGAAAAACGTCCACGCCTTCGCAGTGGGCCGGATCGTCAGCCGCTTGATCAGCCTCCGTGCCGAGTGGGTACATTACAACCCGTATCTCGATACGCATTTCAACGTTGTCCGAGACGGACGGCCTTGGCTAGTTCGCAAGTCAGCCGCCGCCCATTTCGATGTGAACCGGGGAATGGCCCTTGCGGTGTTCGGAAAGGAGGACGCGAGATGAAAACCGTTATGGTATGGGGAAGAACCCTAGAGAAAAAATGGCAAGCAAAAGACCCCGCAACCATAGAAGCGGTCCTGGCCCGAGTGACAGAAGAACGACCCGCTACCGCTTACAGAGGTCTTTGCTACGGCCTGGAGGATGACGGAACCGTTTGGCATATGGCCGCCAAAAAAGGAGAGGGGTTCGAACAATGAGACGCCTCAGCGAAACATCAGACCGGGCCATAGCGGCCCGGCTCCGCTCGTGGCTTCGAGTTGCCACGGATCGCCAACGTGCCGAAGGCCTGGCGTGGTATCCAATGGCGCAGGAGATCGCCGCCAACATCGCCGCCCGAGTCGGCATCAGCCGCCATGCCGCCGCCTCGACCATTGCAGCCCTCAGCCCTCGGAACCGATGGGAACGGAACTTGATGGACGCCGAATATCTGGCGGAAGCCTGGGCCGCCGGAGAACCCCAAGAAAGCGTGACGGTATGCACACCCCACGCCAACCGCCGCAAAGCCTGGGCCGCCCTCAATGGCGTACCGATCAGCGACAAAGCCGCCAAGACCCATGCTTTTTCGCTCAATATCTCCCGACTTGACCCGGGCCGAGTGACGATTGATGTCTGGGCCATGCGATCAGCCCTTGTGCCGCCGGGCGAGCTTGCCCGGCTACCAACCGCCCCGCATTGCCAAGAATCCCCAACCGCCTGCCAGTACCGCCGCCTGGAGAGATTGCATCTGGAAGCAGCCGAGCAGGAAGGGATTGAAGGGTTCGAGCTTCAAGCGATTGTTTGGACCGCCGTTCGAGAGGCGTGGAAATGAGCCGCCCGCCAGAGGAGGAGAACGAAGCCGCCCTGATCGTTGGCCTTTGTCTCATCGCAGCGCCGATCTTGTTTCTGATCCTGCTGCTGACCGGAAACTAGCAGCACCGAACCGAGCCGCAGCCCGCCCAGGTTGCGGCTTTTTCGTGGCCCCATCTTCGAACCGAATTCATCCCCTAAGCCAATCGGAAATCCAGCCCCCACGCGAGGCACCCGGCGCCGCCGCCACCGACCGCAGCACCGACCGCAGCAAAATTTCCCTGCGGGGCTTAGCAGAGATCGCTCCGCTCTCAGCACGGGGAACTATGATGCACCGTTTCCCGACCTCACACGACACGAGCAAATCCAAGGTGGGGGGGGTCTACTTCCGCAAGCACAGTTTCTTACTACTCATCAACTGCCCTTTAAAAAATTATTGACTTCATAGCCCCCATCTAGTACCCTGCCAGAGTGGGGGAAGATAAAGCAGCCATAAAGCACGAGTTACTAGCATCCATTGAAGAAGAACTCCGTAGAGCGGAGGCTGCTGCTCCCCCGCATGCCAAGCTCCTTGAGCGGTACAACCCGGAGAAGGCAGCTCGCATTCTTTTCCTCCATGCTCAGGGTAAGTCCCAAACCTGTCTGACCAAGAAGTATGGCTTCGACAGATCCACCATCATACGTATCATCACCACATATGCGGACCAGCTAGGCAGATGGCGTGAACTTGGGGGTCAGCTAGCTTCCTATTCCTACCTAAACATTGCTAGCCTGGAAGAGGACATGATTGATAGTGTTCGTGATGGAATGGATAGTGGTGAGCTAAAACCGACGTTCAAAGACATCAAGGACATCTCCATCGCTAAGGCAAACAGTAGCCGGGAGGCCATGCTAGCTCGTGGGGAGGCAACGAGTATCAGTCGTGAAGAGAAGGTGTGGACAGACGACGACTACAAGAAGCTCATGGAGCAAGCACGTAACCAGATGGCTGATGAAGCTATACCTGCGGAGGTAGTAGATGAGCGGTAAGGGAGACCGGGATAGAACCACTGACCAAGATGCGTACGGAAAAGCGTACGACAGGATATTCAATGGCACTTTTAATGGGGGTAAAAACATCAACCAAGGTGTTTTAAATGGGGGTAATACAGATTCGACGAAGGTGTCACCACTTTCGGACGTGGGTGCAACTCCCACTTCCTCCACCAAATTGATACCCGATAAGCCTTCAACCAAGGATGACACCCCATCGGGTATTAAACTCCAAGCCACACGACACGATATAATGCGTATAATTGTTTAAGGTATGAATATAATAAAGGGAAATAAAGTGGTACTAAAGACAATGGGAATAGGTTTTGATGGAAAGCCAGAACTTGCTAGGACAAACTACCCTTACCAGCCAGAGGAAATCAAAAGGATGCAAACCGAACCCATGACAGTGGTGGATGTGTCAACGGCCCCTGATAGTGTCTACATCGATTGTAAGAAATACTTAGGTAGACCCATGATCCAAAAGCACGGTCATATGTGGTTTCTCATGTCGGACTTAGACATAGTAAATAATTGAGTACCCATATTAGGACAATTAAACCACTATAAAAGGGTTAATGAGCCACATTAGGAAACTTAAACCATACCAAGCATGACCCTGTATGTCATGGGGTAATAAAGATTATTGAGTAATATGAACAAAAACATGCAGCTTGTCCAGAAGTCCTTGGACACCATTGTCCCAGAATGGGAAACTGTGATGGTGGCTTCCATTACCGACAATGGGTTTGAATATGACATTTTTAACAAAGTGGATAGTGAGCATTTCCAAGAAAACCTAGCTGTGTTGTTAGCCCTTGTTGCGAAGAAGTCTCAACAGGAGTTGCAGAACATTGATTGGATAGATGATTAGTTTCACTGAACATCCATTCCTAGAAGCCCCTACAGCGGAGGAGATAGTTTGGCTATACGACAACAACCTTTCACTCCTCAAGAAGCTTCACAAAGCCCATGAGGGGCGTATAGAGGCAAGCGTTAGCGATCCCATACGTCATGGCTTTGACCTGCCGGGTTGGGAACGCATCCGCGAAGGATTGAACACCCATAACGAGTGTTTGGCTCTTGGGGGTAACCGATCGGGTAAGACCACTGGATTTGCCAAGATAGTTATGGAGGCTGTCACTGAAAACATGGATGGTCATGTTGTATGCTTTAGCCAGAATGAGGACACCTCCATCAAGGTGCAGCAAGCGGCCATATGGGAGATGATGCCCAAGGAGATGAAGAAGAAGACCAAGACCATTGATGGGTATATCAACTTCTCCATGCAAAACGGGTTCACTGGTAAGAGCTTCATATTTCCTGACACACGAACCAGGGTAGATTTTAAGACATACACTCAGTACAGTAACAACCAAACCATCCTTGAAGGCTTTGAATATGGATTTCCAAACCCGGACGGTATAAACATTGGAGCATGGTTGGATGAATATTTGGGTGATTCGGCGTTGGTCAACACTCTTAGATTTCGTTTAGCCACCAGGGATGCCGTAATGGGTGTAGGGTTTACCCCTATAGATGGTTACACTCCTTTCATTTCTGATTACCTGAAGAATGCCGAAACACTAGAAACTAGGGAAGCAGCATTGATAGAGGGCAAGAAGGTCCCTGTGCGTCAATACAGCCCCTCTAGGGATGCTTCTATCGTCTATCTTCATTCGGATGAAAACCCGTTTGGTGGGTACGAGCGTATAGCAAAAGATCTTAGGGGTAGGCCAAATGAAGAAATATTGGTCCGTGCTTATGGTGTTCCGGTGAAGAGCATGACATCTCTCCTTCCATTATTTAACACTGAGGTAAATGTGTTGAGTGACAGTAAGGAGAACAAGTATGGAATGAAATTTCCTGACGTTTCCAATAAGTCTCGGTATACCACCTATCACGTTGTTGACCCTGCTGGTGCCAGAAACTATGTTTCCCTATGGGCTGCGGTGGATGAAAGAGACAATGTTTACATCTGCCGTGAGTGGCCTGATTGGGAAAATTATGGAGAGTGGGCGGAGTTTGGCGATCCTAAGTGGAAATTTGGACCTGCCTCAAAGAAGGTGGGATTGGGTGTTAAGGGGTATGTTGATTTGTTTGATCAAGTTGAAGATGAACTAGGAGTGGATGTATTTGAGCGTATAGGTGATAGTCGTTTTTTTGCCCAACAGAACGAAAACAACGAGGACTTGTTTATGGCATTCGAGGAACACAATTTCATATTCGTTCCGTCCGATGGCAGGATGGAGGAGGTGGGTTTGTCTGCTCTTGATGAGTGGTTCAATTACAACCCTAATGAGCCGATAGATCAGGCAAATCGGCCCAGATGTTACATTCACGAGAGCTGTCGCAACTTGATTGATAGCCTCATAAACTACAACTCAAAGGGAAAAATGGA